TGATGAAAGTGTTGTTCAATATAATATTAGTGCAACAAGCGTTAATTTTACTAGTGGTATGCTAGTAGACGCAGGATATTGCATTGCTGGCGGTCAGGGTGCTGGAAAATTTAGCGCACAATCTCAAATAGCAGCTTTATCAAGCGCAAAAAGAGGATATATTAGTCAAAATATCGATAGCACGGATAGTAATGTTTTTGTTATAATTGGATCTGGAATTGGCACTAATGCAAGTAATACTTTTGCTAGTCTTCAATGGCGCGAAACTAGGTAACAATATTGTAACTTGATTTAACCTCAATATTGCTGTAATATATAGCATGAAAGGAGGTGTTTTAAATGATCGTATTAGGTATAATAGTAACTATGCTTGGTTTCAGTCTTATGTTCTTAGGATACGGAGTAATGCTTACAGAATTGTTTCCCAGCCGCACTCTTTAACGAATGCTGTTAGGTAACGGTTTTGATTAGGTCAAAAATATTTTAAGATATCTTACCCTTTTCTATAAGGGCGTTCTTACTCCTCATGGCGTGAACGATAGCGGGTTGGACTTTGATTTTATTATAAGTCATATAGGAAGTGTATTCCCACTCTCTATCTGTAGGAATTACATCTTTGAAATTATCTGTCCAATCTGAGGCCCAATAGTCCGTAAAATTTTCTAAATACCTATCCTGTACAATTGGGGACATTAGATGTGAAAGATAAGCTATAGACACTTCTTCTGGTACTATGATATTATAATTTTTTAATTTATTATGAAATTCATACGCCAGATTACAAGCCTGTTCAATAAATTCTTTTTTGCATATCCAAAAACCACCATTACTATTTCTTATCTCTCTGGACATAACCCCATTTTTTTTCATAAATGTTGTCATTAGTACATTGGGTACTTGCCACCAATCTGGCCTTTTTGTTTTTTCTGTATTAATAGGGCTTTCTAAAAATGAATGCCAGGGACTATCTTTAATTACATCTAAAGGCGTAATTTCTGGTTTTCTGACAAAATAATGATCAGCATCAATAAATACAAAATATTCATAATCCAATTTTTGTATTTCATGCCTCAAATATTCAAATTTAAAAAATTGTAAGGCATCTAAGTTTATATTTTTATTTAAACTTGTATTGTGGCAATTTTTAATTGGTTTTTCTGTAAAAGCATAAAAATCTTCATCTATACCAACTTCCCTAGCTGAATTAATCATAGATTGTGATATATAATCATAATCACCCCAACTGATAGTCCAGTAACAGAATTTTTTATTCATATTGCTGCAAAAATTTGTTCCCAACTTTGTAATTGAGAATTTTTATTACCCCAAATTAATTTTGTAATTTCTTTTGAATTATAAGCCATAGTATTTAATAACATTTTATCATTATATAATTTATTAATATAACTATAACACTCTTCAATATCGTTGTATACAAATCCAGTTCGCTCATGCCAAATCATGTTCGGAAAATTTCCTTCATTAGGAACGATACATGGTATACCTAATAACTGGGCCTCAATAATAGATCTGGATTGATTTTCTGTATAATTATGATGACAAATAAAAACATACAAATCAAGTTGAGACAAAAATTCAATAATACTTTCTTGATTTTCTTTTAAAAGTTCAAAATTATTTTCAGGTTTAAACCAACTATATTTTTGTTCTAACTTTTCATTCCAACCCATAAATCTAAAATGGGCATTTGGTATTTTTATTTTACTGTAGAATAAAGGAAAATTTTCACTATATTTAGTCCATTCTGCCCTAGACAATTTTCCAATTACAAATTTCTCATTTAAATATGATTTTTTATTGTTTTTTTTATATTTATCAGAATTAAAATAATTAGGAACAATATAATTTTGAATTTTACTAAAGGATGGGTTAACTTTGGTTAAACGGTTTTGATGAAAGTCGCTTGTGAATATAGCGGCTGAAACTAAATTTTTTCCAAAAGCATTGGCCTCTTCTTGTGAAGACCACATCATATCATTTGACCAAATAAACTTGAGACCAATATTTTTTATTTTTTCTAGTCGCCAAGATTCTTGAAATAATCTGAAATTACAAAAAGCTATAGCATAACCTTTCGTATGGGTTGGTAAAGTATCCCAAGTAAGAATTTTTACGTTATTCTTTGTTAGGAAATCGATATTATCTTTTTCTTTTAATCTAAAATCATCATTCGGAATACAGAATAAATTATATTTATTCGATCCTGAAAATAGTTCAATTGCGTCTTTTAATCTAGTATCTGCACCGCCTAAATTAGAAGGCCAGTGAAAAAAATAAATATTTTCCATTATCGTTAATTATAACGATAATTTATTCTTATGTAAAGTTTTATTTAATTTCAATTAATTTTGTTTTAGCTTGTTCGGCTTTTTGCGCGGAGATCTTGAGTACACCATGATCAAGTTCGGCTTCAATTGTATTAGTATCTAAGGTTGGCGGAACGCTTACCGAATGGTAGAATTTAAGATTATCTTGTTCGGCGCTAATATGTAAAATATTATTTTCTGCCGAAAGCTTAATATTTTCTTTACGAAAACGGGGTAATTCAACCTCTAAACTAAAAGAATCTTTATTAGACTCTTTAAATCCTACCATATTTGAGAAACTATATGACGGACTTGTAACAACATCAAACATTGTTGACCATTTCGGCCAACTTTGATCAATTAATTCCATAAATTCCCATGTATTAGACCCACTGTAATTTTTTGGTACGAGACTTGCATTAATATTCATAGTGGTATATTAGATTGTTTAATACGATAAACGTTCAAAAAAAAATTAAAAAGTAAAATAAAAAGTGTCGTAATCATATATAGTGTAAATATAAGTATTCTTTCATGAAGTCAAAAAAAGAAACTCCGCGCGACGTTTCTCCGTACACGGAGAAGAAAAAAACAAAAACAACCATAGATTTAAGCATTCGTGAATTACCATGGACAGATAAACAAAAAGAATTTATAAATCTGGCTCTAGATAAAAATACGAAAGTAATTATTGTCAAAGGTGTTGCAGGAACTGCCAAAACAATTTTGGCCGTCTACTGCGCCCTAAGAAAAATAAAAGATAAAAAATCTAGTGAAATATATTACAGCCGCGTTCCGGTAGAAGCTTCTGTTCATGGAATTGGGTATATTAAAGGTACATCTGAAGAAAAAATGTCGCCTTATACACAACCATTGGTTGATAAATTAAATGAATTACTTCCCATTCCTCATGTTAAAGCTTTAATGGCGGACGAAAGAATTGTTGGCGTTCCACTGGGTTTCTTGAGAGGTTTAAATATTTCAAATGCCAGTTTTATAATGGATGAAGCACAAAATTGTCGCGTTGAGGACTTTTTACTAGTAATGACACGTATGGCTAATTTTTCCACATTGTTTATTTGTGGAGACGCCCAACAATCAGACATCAAACAGAGTGGTTTTAATAAAGTATTTGATTTATTTGATAAAGATTGTGCTAAAGAACGCGGAATTCATACTTTTGAGTTTGGAAAAGAAGATATCGTAAGATCTGAAATTTTGTCTTATATAATTGAACAATTTGAAAATATCAAAAAATAAAGTGTAATTAGTTAAATGGCGATTAGAAATATAATACAAAAAGCAGAGCAGGAATACCCACCCTCTTTAAAACAAGAGGTAGATCCAATAGCGTCGGGGTTACTTACTGGTAAAGCAGATTTGGTTCATACCCATACCGCAACTCAAATCTCTGATAGCACAGCGGCGGGTAGAACTTTATTAACTAGTAATTTAGCTAATCAAAGAACTCATCTTGCATTTTTTCCAACTTTTTCGGGTAGGTCTTTTTTTCCAGTTAATGGAGACGTTAATCGTGTTTATACGGCACTGGATACCTCAAAAATTTACACTTGGATATCTTTGTTAAATGATTATGTAGAAATTTCTCCAACCCCAACCGGAGAATTAGACACTCGTTACGCACGCATTACGAATGTTGTATTTACAACTGGAACACAAACGATCAGTGGGAATAAAACTTTTGAAGCTGATGAGTATATATTCTCTGGAACAGACATTTTTGTCACTGGAAATGGTACTTTAAGCGTAGATCAGCAAACACAAACAAAAGGTATTGTAAAAGATATGGGCGGCGCAAGTGGTATCCAAGTTATGACAACTGGCGCTTATAATTCTGGCACTCCACTTTCTGGCGTAGTTTATATTCTAATCTAATGAGACTTGACCAAGCCACTGATATTAAATATAATGGATTATCAGCCAAACAGGTTTATTATAATAATAAATTAATTTGGCCACAAATTTCTATTGTTAGTGGTCTATTTTGGGATTTTATTGCTAACCCATCTGGTAAAACATTGACCGCTTTTAGTGTTCATTTTGAAGGTGGTCAAGTTACCGCCAATTGGGGTGACGGAAGTTCACAAATCTTAACTTCGGGTGTAAACTACAACAAAACATTTTCTTAATATATGGCCGGAATTAGTTTAATATTACAAAATAACCCAACAGTAACAGGAATTAACTGTGGATCAAGTTCTCCAAAATTGGGTGGAACTGTTAATCTATCTGCTTTTCCAAATTTAACTCAATTTATTTGTCAAAATAATGATATTACATCTATTAGTGGTTATGAGAATAATGCAAATTTACAAGATATAAGACTTACAAATAATAAAATTTCAGGATCACTGCCATCTTTTACGGGAACTCCAAATTTGCGAGTTGCTGTCTATAATAATAATTTATATTCAGGAACTATTCCAAATTATAATTCTCAATTAAGAAACTTTCAATGCGCCGCTAATAATAATCTTTCTGGGACAATTCCTGATTTAACCAATAATAATGGTTGGTTAAACTTTTTGGTTCATGATAATAATCTTACAGGGCCAATTCCACCATCTTTAAGCAATCAAACTAATATATTAGTATTTTCTTGTTATGAAAACCCTTTAACAGGTTCTATTCCTAATATTGATTCTTGTACAAAGTTACAAAGGTTTTTATTGGCTTCATGTAATTTAACAGGCCCGATACCAAATCTAACAAATAATGTAGATCTCACGGAATGCTGGTTTCATCTTAATTTTTTAACAGGCACTATACCAAGTCTTATTGCAAATACTGGATTGGCTAAATTTTTATGTCAAAATCAACGGGGAACATCCAAACTAACAGGATTTGCTGGTGGTTCTGTTTCTAATACTTTGGGTGATTTTCAAGCACAAGACAATCAACTGAGAGCGAGTGCTGTCAATTCGATTCTTGCATCTTTTGTTACTGCCGGAAGGACAACGGGAACTCCGATATTAAATGGAACATGTATATTAAATTTAGGTGGAACAACTAATTCCAGACCAACGGGGCAAGGCGTAACAGACGTTACAACCCTAAGAAATCGTGGATGGACAGTAACAACAGGAACCGCTTTACCATGATTAAAATATATTCAAACCAAGAAAAGCCAGATGTCGTTCCAATGGTGGATGGTGTTGCAACAACTGAAACCGAATGGTGGATGATTTATGATGCCGTCACTAATAAAGTAATTGTACCTCCACTACAATGCGCTGGAGGAACCTCTAGCCCTTTTACGATGGTAATTGCGGATAGTCAAGAAGAATTAAATCAATTTATTGTAGAAAATGGATTAATTCTTCCACCTAGCGAGTTTGACTCTACTTATAATATTGAATAACTTTTTCCGGTATCTCTAAATAATCTTTATAAGATTTTAGAATTCTTTTGGGGCAAAATTCTTGTACTTTTTGATATTTTCTATTGTCATTTGGCCATTTCCCGTATTTATATAACATTGCATATTTATATAGAATTGCATTTGCGGTTTGGACATAATTCTTATAATCGAATAGCTTATTATTTTTTATAATACTTGTGGCACATTTTTCACAATCAATTTCTAATTCCATTAGAGCCGCAAGTTCTTTTTTATATTTTTGTGGCTTTAAAATAATTTGTGAATAGGTTACATCATAATCACAAAAACGATTCCATAATTTTGAATCATCTCTCCACTGTATAAAGTGGCAATACTCATGAATAAGAACGCCAAACCACTCTTCTTCTTCTAGATTTCCCTTTGCTACTTTAATAACTGGATCGTCATTAGAATCCATATAAAAAAGGCCGGAGCATTTACTCTTACCTCCACAATAATTTCCTTTTAGTAATATAATACGACCATCAAGAGATTCAATATCTTCTTTGATGATATCGAACACCCGTGAATTGATTAAAGACGACATCAATAGTTATTTACACTAGTATTTTTATAAAATGTTTATAGAAGAGATTTTGGAATTTTTTTGTGTAAACCTATAAAATACTAGTGTATGAAATATTTTTGCTCGAAATGTGGGAAGACCACTCAATACAATTTTGAACTACCAAAATTTTGCGCTTTTTGTGGGCAATCGTTTGCTAGTAAATCATCTTCCGCGCCAATAGAAGATAAAAGAAATAAATTTTTAAATGAATTAAAATTAAAGAAAAATATAAACTCTATAGAAATTAGCGATGAAAGTTATGATACGGTAGAGAGTAATATTGACTTTAAAAAAATTAAACCATCTTTTAAAGTAGATGTTTACCAGCCTAAAGGGGAATCTTTTGGAAGTTTAATTGATAACCCATCTGCTCCTATCGAGGTAAATAATCAAAATAATATTCAAACAAAAACTAAAGAAGAAATTTTATCAGAATTTCAAAAAGAAGCTGGCTCGTTAAGATCTAAATAATATGCCACGTAAGAAAAAAGGCGTTGTTAGGCCATCTTTCGAAGACTCGATAGATATTATTAATTCTGAAATTCAAAAACGCAAACATCGTTGGCATTTAACTGCCATCGCATGGATGGATTTCGAAGATGTTGCTCAAAGATTAAGAATACATATCTATAAGAAATGGGAGAAATGGGATCCATTACGCCCTATGAGGCCATGGCTTAATCAAGTTATTAACCACCAAATGACAAACATGTTGAGAAACCATTATTCTAACTTCTCGCGCCCATGTTTAAAATGTCCTTTTAATACTGGAGATTATGGTTGTTCTATATATGGAACACAAAATAATTCTTGTAAGGACTATTCTAAATGGGAAAAAAGTAAAAAATCAGCATATGATGTAAAATTTCCATTAAGTATTCATAGTCCAAACCATGACAATCCCGAAACAACCTTAGAAAATGTTTTACATGATACGGAGAATATGATGGATATAGAAAATTTAATGCCACTTTTTCATGAAATCATGAAGAAAAATTTAAGTATCATTGAGTGGAAAGTATACGACTATATGTTTTTACAGCATTTAGACGAGGCGGAAGTAGCAAAAAAAATGGGTTATAAATTAAGTTTAAAAGAAGGGCGGCCAGCATATAGACAAATTAGTAAAATCAAATCAAAAATTTTACAAAAAGCTCGTGAAGTAGTAAGGGAGGTATTATAATGCATTTAAATGAATATCAGCAAAATCGCGCAAAAGAAATTTTAACAAAAAATCCCGAATCGAGTTTAACAGAAATTACTGCCTATGTTTATGAAAATGAAAATATAGATAGTCGTAGCAAAGAAGGGCGCGCACTAAAACAGTTTTTATTAGATAATAATATTGAATATAAAAATCGCTCTGTTTTTCAAAGAGATCGAATTTCATTAACAACAGATCATGAAGAATTTATAAAAAATAATTATAAAAATCAGCACTATCTTGATATGGCTAAAATTTTATTTAAAAATAATAATTTGACCCATCTCAGTCTCGAATCACGCGAAGTCAACAAATATGTTAACAAACTCCAAAAGGCTGATCCTACATATTTAGATATGACGACTTATGTACCGAAAGAATCAGAGGCTCCGGTACAAAGTCATATTGGAGAATATTTTCCGCCGCGCCGTATGGATCAAACCTTGTTTAGAATTAATAAATATCTTAATTTGGGATGGGAAGATAAGAAATTAAAAGCTGTGCAGATTAAACAAGTTGAGATGCTACAAAGATATTTGAATACTTTTAGTTTTTGTTATCAAATTAATACCTATCGTCGTGAGGATGATCGTAAATTATTTGAGGATGCTTTTATTCGTTATACTTATGACAAGGAAGACTTAACACAAGAAGAATTAGATCAATTTATTACCTTGTGTACAGAAGTTGTTACTGCTTCTACAATTTTACAACAAGTTGAAGATTTGCGACAATTATTACGTCAAGCCTCCGAAGAAGACGAGGGGCGCAATATTAAAATGAGTCTTAATGAGGCGATTAGTAGCTTACAAACTGAATATAACCAATGTCGTAATAGGCAAAATAAATTATATAAATCACTTGTAGATGATAGATCTAAAAAAATACAAGAGCGGAAACAGGAAAACGCTAGTATTCTTAATTTAGTACAGGCGTGGAAAGATGAGGAACGTCGCAAAAGTATTATTCATCTAGCAGAAGCTCAAAAACAAAATTTAGAAGACGAAGCAAAACGTTTATCATCCATGGACGAACTAAAGGCAATAATTCGTGGAATTGATATAGATGAAATGGTTCATAGTTAATATAATATATTATGAATAAGAACAAAATATACTTAAAATGTAAAGTTTGTGGTGAAGAATTTAATTATTTTGCCGAACTTCAAAAACATTTAAGATATTACCATAAGCTTTCCTGTAAAACTTATTTTGAAACTTATTGGAAGCGCATTGATCGTTTTAATGGGACAAAATTAGAATATAAATCTTTTGACCAATATATTAATTGCGATTTTGTTGATAAAAAAAACTATAAAAACTGGTTAAAGACTCTTTCCAAAGAAGAGTGTGCGGATTATTTTAAAAGTAAGTTAGGGCAATATTGTGATTTAAAAACTCTTGATATGGCGCCCAGTCAGGTAGAGTGTCAAAGTATTAATTGCTTATTACCAGTTAGTACGATGGAGTCATTTTCTGGAATGCGTTACAAGAATTTATATCAAAAACATGGATTGCATTCCAGGTTTAATTATGAAATTCCAGAAGAGATCCCATTTACTCCCATTCCACAAATTATTGTAGATAGCCGAGAACAAAAGCCATTTCATTTTGAAGGTCATACTTTAATAGAATCTAAATTAGAATATGGTGATTATTCGCTACACCCTAATAATAAATTAGCAGTTGAACGTAAAAGTTTGAGTGATTTATATGGAACTTTAAGTGGCGGTCGTGAAAGATTCGAACGCGAAATTCAAAAGGCTAAAAAATTAGAAGGATATATTGTAGTAGTTGTTGAATCAACTCTTAATAATATGATGTATCAAAAACAAAAATTTGGCAAAGCTTCTGGTGAATTTATTGCTCATAACATGAGAAAATTATTACGTCAATATGATAATTTACAATTTGTTTTTTGTGATGGGCGCGAAGAAGCCAGAAATAAAACACTTCATATTTTAGGTATGAATGAAGAGGCCTGTAAAATAGATTTACAATATTACTTTGATACAAAATGGCACTCATCGTAGGAAATCAAAAAAAATCTAAACCATTAGCTAACGTTAATAAAGAGTTACTTAATTTAAAGGGCGATTTAACTGACGAAGAGGCAAGGGTTAGCCTTGCTAAATTCCTAAGATATAATCTTGGTTTTACTACAGAGCTATCAATGGGCTTAACATTAGAAGCCTACCAAGAATTAACGCTGAATTCTTTTTTTAATAGAAATTACTGTATGTTAGTTTGGGGTCGTGGTGGTGCTAAAAGTTTTTGCGCTGCGATCTATTGTATTCTTAAATGTATGTTAGAGCCTGGAACTAAAATACTTATTGCATCTATTAACTTTCGTACTAGTCGCCGTGTTTTTAATGAAATTGAAAAATTTTTAATGTCTCCAGGCGCGGCCTTAGCCAGACAATGTTTTGGTTTAAAAAGTAAGCGGAATGACCAATACGAATGGCAAATTAATGGTGGCAGCATCACAGCTATTCCACTAACTGGAGAAAAAATTCGTGGTATCCGCGCTAACGTACTTATTTTGGATGAGTTTTTACTTTTACCTCCGGATATTATTGACAATGTTCTTATTCCATTCTTGAGTTCTCCAAGAGATGTAGGCGAACGTATTCGTATTAGAAAATTAGAAGAAGAATTAATAAAAAAGGGCTTGCTACATCCAGATAATAGGCATATCTTTGAGAATACATCTCAAATGTTATGTTTAAGTTCTGCAAGTTATACCTTTGAACATTTATTTCGCGTTTATCAACAATGGTCACATTTAGTAGAACACCCAGACGAGCAAGAGTCTAAAGAGGGAGAGCTTCCTGGGACATATTTTATTTCTCAATTAAGTTACGAAGCTTTGCCTCAACACATGGTAGATCAAGGCGCGATTCAAGTTGCTAAAAGTGGTGGGAGTTCACATCATTCTTTCTTGCGTGAATATTGTGCTCGTTTTATTGATGGCGGGGATAGTTATTTTTCACCTAAAAAAATGCATGAGTGTACGATCTCAGACGGAGAGTATCCAACTACTAAAGTGGTTGGCGATAGTGATAAAAAATATATTCTGTCAATTGACCCTAACTTTTCGTCTTCTAAAGTTGCCGATTATTTTGCCATGAGCGTTATTGAGTTAGACGAAGAAAAAAAACAAGGCGTATTAGTTCATGGATACCAAGCCGCAGGGTCATCTTTGCAAGATCATATAAAATATTTTTATTATTTATATAAAAACTTTAATATTGCCTTGATTATTATCGACCATGCGGGTGCAGATACTTTTATAGATGCGGTAAATAATTCACAATTTTTTAAAGACATGAATCGCAAAGTTGGGTTTGTAGATTTTGATTCTGATAAAGAAAATGAAGATTACACAAAGATGTTAAAAGACTGTGCTCGTCAATATAATAAAGATTTTGGCAATATATGTATTAAACAATATTTTACAAGTTTCTTTTTGGGTCGCGCTAACTCTTATTTACAAACTTGTATTGATCATAAAAAAATATGGTTTGCTTCGCGCGCGAGTAACCATCCTGATATTTTAGAAAATATTTTTACAATGAATCTTCCGATGGAGTATATATATCCTAGAGGTATTGGAGAAAAAGCGGATAATGAATATGAAACAAAGAAATTGACCGTACGCGAATTTATAGAAGAACAAGATTTTATCGTCCAAGATACTAAAGATCAGTGCGCTAACGTTGAAGTAACCACAACATCTAGGGGTACTCAAAGTTTTGATTTACCGTCTCATTTAAGAAAATCTACAAGTATAAATAGGGCTAGAAAAGATAACTATACTACCCTTATGCTTGGAAATTGGGGTGTTAAAGCTTATTTTGATATAATGGCTCCAGAGAATTTTGCAAAGAAAAATACAGAGTTTGTCGCAGAATTAATCTAATAAAATATCAGATTTCGGTGTAATAGACTGTTATAATAAGTTATGGCGCGTAATACCAATAAAAATATTAAGTTCCCAGAACCACAGGTAATTGAAGGGTCTATAAAATCAAAAGATACTATAGAAGTCAAAGCTAGTCGTGGGGAAGTGAATACTTCCGTAAGAAGAAATCGGGCATCAACAATTTCTAGAACTGATAAATATGCAAATATTGAAGGTGGGGTAATTCCTTTTATTTATGGCGGCGGCTATGGTAAATATACCTCAAATATTAGTATAAAAGACACTATTATTTTATGTCAAAAGGCTTATTATAATTTTTCTATTTTTAGAAATACTATTGATTTAATGACCGAGTTTAGTTGCTCGCCTATTTATTTTACTGGTGGAAATGAACAATCCCGTAAATTTTTCCAAGCATGGGGAGATCGTGTTAATTTATGGAAATTACAAGATATGTTTTTCCGTGAATTTTTCCGTAGTGGAAATGTATTTTTATACAAATTAAACGCACAATTTACCAAACAAGACATGCGCGTTCTTACTGATTTAATTACTACAGAGGCGCGTACGGGAGAAATTCCGGTTAGATATATTATTTTAAATCCTGCTGATATCCAAGCGATTGGATCAGCTTCATTTATTACTCCTCAATATATTAAAGTTTTAAACGATTTTGAAATGCAAGTTTTAACAAATCCAGATAATGAACAAGATAGAGAACTTGCTCAAAGAGTTAAGAATGTAAGAGATTTAAAAACTACTAGCAATATTACCCAATCAAATCAATACATGATATTTGAATTAGATCCAGAAAGATTTATTCCAGTATTTTATAAAAAACAAGATTATGAACCATTTAGCGTCCCGATGGGTTTCCCAGTTCTCGAAGATATTAACTGGAAGCAAGAACTTAAAAACATGGATATGGCAATCAGCCGTACAATACAGCAAGCAGTCTTATTGGTTACAATGGGAAATGATGAAGTCGGTATGCCGACTAAAGAACAAATCGGAACGTTAAGAAAAATTTTCGAAAATGAAAGCGTGGGCCGTATTCTGGTAACTGACTATACAACTAATATTAAATTTATTATCCCAGAAATCAGTAATATTCTTGATCCTAAAAAATATGAAGTTGTTGATCGTGATATTCGTTATGGTTTAAATAATGTTCTTTTTGGCGAAGAAAAATATGCTAATACTAATACTAAAATAGAAGTATTTTTATCAAGATTAAAGCATGCGCGTGAAACATTTATGAATGAGTTCATTTTACCAGAAATGAAAAAAATTGGTAAAAATCTTGGTTTTAAAAATTTACCAGTCGCACGTTTTAAAGACTCTGACTTTAAGAGTGACGCAAATTTAACGCGCGTTTATTCAAGACTTATAGAATTAGGCGTTCTTACTCCAGAAGAGGGGATTACGGCTATAGATACTGGAAGATTACCCCTACCCGAAGAAAGCGTCGAATCTCAACAAGAATTTCGAAAACTTCAAGAGGACGGTTTATACCAACCACTTTTGAATAAAGGTCAACAAGAACCAACTGGAAGACCTACGGGAACTGGAACCCCACAGACAACTAAAGCCCCAAGAACGGCGCCAACTGTTCAAGCATCGGAAGTAAAACCTAAAATTAACGCGGATCTTGTAGCCAAAAATCTAGTAAAATTTGATAATTTAGTTGAAGCAGTTGAAACAACTTTAAAAGAAAAGTATGATCGTAAAAGATTAACCAAAGAACAAAAAGAAATTATTCAAACAATTGCAGAAACAATTGCAACAAATGAATCTCCAAAAGACTGGGTGAATAAAATTAATGATTATATTAATAAACCAGTCCAATTAAATGTAAATATGGAAAAAATTAATGAAATTGCCGCTGAATATGGGTTAGATTATAAAACAGCAATTTTATTGTATCATAGCAAATTAGATTAATATGGCAAAAAGTTTAATAAGAAAAAATCAATTACATCCAGACGTAGGCGATTTGGTAAGCGGGTACGGATCTGGATATTTTGTCACTTTTGATGAACTTGATTTTATATTAGACGAGTACAATCCAGAAATTGAATTAACTGGTCAAAATGTTGTTTATACAACTGGTACCCAAACAATCAGTGGTCAAAAATCTTTTGCTACTAGGCCAAGATTTAACGGTTCTGGTTTAGCAACAACTGGAGAATTGGGTGGCTCAACATCATTTAATGGAAATAGGCAAATTACTGCAAATGTTCAAGGTTTTTTAGGGGTAAATCCTGGTGGTAATGATGTAGTATCTTTTCTTAATAATGTTTTTTACCCATTTATAAGTGGTTCAATTACTTTAAATGGCTTCGCAGTTCAAGAGCTTGGTACAACAACAGTTTCCATTCCTTTTGTTGGAACTATAAATACAGGAAGTTTAAGTTTAACCGGATTCACAAATGTAGAGGGTTATGTAAATAATACGGGTCGTCTACCTTTACTTTCTCCAGTTGTTCAAAATTTTAATTTTCCTGTTGGGGTTAATTTAAATTCTACATCTAATAATGTTTATATAAAAGCAACTGGTAGAAATCAAAATAATAACCCGATTGAAATTCAAAGTAACACACAAAGTATTACATTCGAAGCTCCTTACTATTGGGGGTCTGGACAAGATAATTTGACATCTACTCAAATTACTGGAGCGCCAAGAACTAAAGTTGTTTCAAGTCGTCCTAACCCTATTACATTAACATATAATACAATTAATAGTCGTTTTTGGTTGGCATATCCTTCTGGTTGGGGGCCTTTAACTTCTATAATAGATCCAAATAATTTTAACATAACATCAAGTTTTACTGGTTCGGGCATGTTGTTAAATCTAGTAAATGGATCTACACACCCATATTTAGTATATAAATCTTTAGTCAATTCAACAAATTCTAATTTTCAAATTAGATTCAATTTTTAATTTATGGGCATACAAGTATCTACAAATTTTGACCTATCATCACAAGTCCCCCTGGATTCAAGGGCGATTGTTGCTACTACTGGCGAAAGGAACGCATTAGCAGCAAATAATAAAGCTTATGCAGGACTTACTGTATATGTAACTGGAGAAAATAAATATTATTATTATGATACTACTAATTCTTGGGTAGAATTTGGTTCTTCTCAAAGCCCTCAAAATTTAGTATACACTACTGGCGATCAAACAATTAGTGGGGGAAAAGAATTTTCTGGTACTGTTTTGTCTCGATTTTTAACCACTCGACCAGCAAGCGTTCCTAAACAGCCGACTTTTGCATTTTTGACTGGCGTCGGCGGAGTTTTCACCGGAACAAGACATGGAATTCCATTTACAAATTCCCTTGAAGATCAAGAAGCTTTATCAAATTTTATAAATTCTCAATCGTGGGTCGTCTCTGGTAGAGTTGGATTTTCCGGTCCTTACAATTTAATCACACCAAATTTAATTAATACTACTGGTTTTGTTAATATTCCACTCGATTCTGGTAATAATTTTGTATATGCATTTACGACATTTACGGTAGATGATAAATTTAAAAAAATAGAAAGAAGTGGAATTTTTGCCCTGTTAAGTGGAGAAAAATTTGGTATAGGTACTTTAAATCCAACAGAAAAAGCACATATTGTTGGAAATTTAAAATTAGACGGCCAACTACAAACTTCTCTACGCCCAACCGTTAATGGGACGGGCGTCCTGTTAAGTGGCGAGGCCGCACAAGCGGATTTAAGTTCGACAGTTCGAACAACTGGCGATCAAACAATTAGCGGCAAAAAAACTTTTGCCACTGGAATCGTTTCGCCTTTTCGAATCGGAAACTCCGGTGATCTTAGCTATGGAAAAATACAATTGTGGGAAACCGCTACGGAGTCTTATCAAACAATAAGCGCTGTAGACGGCGGGTTTACTTTTTCCCAGTCAGGTGCGAACGAAATGACTTTTGATTTTAGTAATGAATATATTACCTTAAGCCATCAACCAGGGGGATTTTATTATCGTTTTTTATCAGGTTTTGGGGGAACGGTTCCTATAGATTCTAACGTTGTACACGTAACTGGGAATGAAACAATTAGTGGTATTAAAGGTTTTGCAACACGACCGACAGTAAATGGAACTGGTATTCTTTTAAGTGGCGAAGCTGTCCCTCCCTTCGTAGATATAAATAATATTATCACTAATTTTAATTTTACCGGTTCATATAATTCAAAATTATTAACTATAAATGCATCTCAAAATATAACCGGAACGGTGCCAACAGGATTGTCAACTGGTTATAATGTTGCTTTTGTTCAAATGGGTGCTGGGCAATTACGTATTACTGGTCAAAATGGGGTTACAATCAGACAAAGATTAAATTTATATAATACAGCTGGTCAATACGCAATAGCTTCTTTAGTTCACCGTGAGAATAATGAATATATATTATATGGAGATCTTGTGTAATGTTTGGGAATTATGCAGCACATGCTGGCATTCTCGCTGGTAAAAATTTTGCATCTGTTAATATAGAGTGGGATTTTGGAAATATCCTAGTTTTAGGATATGATCCTTTTCCATCTAATATTAATGATAGACCTAGAATCAATACTTTTAGATCTGATAGTACTAATTTAAATTATATGTCTGGTGGGCGTTATGTATTTTATCCGCCATTTTCTCCTACTGGGGAAATTTTCGAACCCTGGGGAAATAGAAATACTGGTAATCAAAATATTAATATTCCATTGGCTGGTAATACATTTGCTGGTGTAGATGCTTTTATTCCAAGTGGGGTAGATGTTACTTTTGAGCCCCCAATAGGGCCAAATAGTTGGCAAAAAGTTGGTACAATTCCAAATGAAGACCAATATCAATATTTATTAAAAAATGGTACAAATCCAACATTACGAGTATTATTAAATTATACTGGTTTAAAGAGTTTCTGGGATTTTACATCTAATCCCGTGGGTAAACAATTGAGCGGTTTTGCAGTGTCTTTTTCGAGCCCCGCCAATAGTGGTGTCGTAATTGCTTATTGGAATGATGGAACTGCTCCGAATAAAATTATAAATGGGGAGACTGTTTCGCATACTTTCCAATAATTAGAATTTTTATAATTTAAAATGTGTGTACATATGTATATGAAATATTTCTTAATATTATCAATGTTTTTAACAGGCTGCGTATGTTTGAATCCAGATCACAAAAAATCTGCGCCACCAATTGCGAACACCGGAGAAGTTATTAATTCTTTAGAAAAAACAAAAACAGAATTAGAAAAAGCTGGTGATTCAAATACAATTGTTGGCGAAAAAGTAGATAAAGCTTTAACACTCGCTGAGCGTTTAGAAAAACTATTAGAACAAATTCAAGAAGAAAATTCTAAGAATGTAAAGGAACCAATTAAATGAAAAAATTATTACCATTAATTATATTATTAATTTTGTCTGGAACAAGTTTCGGACAATTTTGGAAACCAAAACCAAAGCCCACACCAGTTCCAAAACCAACTCCAGTTGTTGTAGAAAAATCTAAAAACCCAATACAGGACGCAAAACAAATAGTTAAAGAATTGCAATCAGAATTAAAAATTGCAAAAAATGAAAATGCGAAGTTGAAACAAAATTTAAATGAAGCTAATACTAATGTTAAAAATGGATTTATACAAATTGAAAAGTTAAATAAAGATATCACTACTTTAAAAGAATGGGGTGTAGTACAACAAGCCGAAGCGCAAAAATGGCTTGAAAAATATACAAATGCAATTAAACGCTATCATCGTCTCAAATTGATTGCCGCACTTATCGCTGCGGCTGGAGGTGTTTTATTAGGATTACAATTTATGGGATTTGTTCCTCCGCCCTATAATTTGTTAGTTCCGATTGGCGGGGCCGGATTATTTGCAACACTTGTTTGGCTATTTTTATAATATGTGGCAGAATGTAAAAAATATTGCTAGTAATGCGGCAGCTTTTTTAAGTTCAAATAAAGTTCCGCCTGGAACTCCAGTCGCATTACAGGAATCATTACGAAATGAAAACCATTTTAAATCTAAAAAATTCTTTTTAGCATTTTCTTCTTTTATTGGTCTTTTGGCGTTCTATTTATTATCTGTTAGTATTTTATTTTTATTGCCAACGAAGAACGAATTAATTGCGGGGTATGTAACTATTTTTACAAAAACCATAGAAATCATTGCAATTATTGTGGCCGTATATATCGGAACGCAAGCCACAATTGATTTTAAATATGGAAGTACCTCTAATACGAATTTAGATTCTGTATTGACATCTGAGCAACGTGAAGAAAAAATTATTGAAGAACAAACGATTGTCTATGCTGAAAAATATAAAAATGACCTATCATATGCCCCAATAGATTGGGTGTTTAATCAAGAACGGTAATAATATGAAAGTTTTACAAAAAGGAGATGTGAGTGAAGAAGTAAAACAATGGCAATTGTTTTTGCAAAGCGCTGGTTATAAAATTCCTTATGTTGACGGAGCCTTTGGTCCAGCAACAGAACGAGAAACTATAAAATTTCAAGTCAAGAATGGATTAAAAGCAGATGGTATTGTTGGCCCAAAAACTTGGAAATTTGTAACTAATATTTCTAACAATACGCCACTTTCTCAAAAGTGGCCAAAACAAAATTATACAAGTATGGTTAATTTTTATGGACCAGTCGGTGAAAATCAAATTAAACTAGATCTTCCATATAAACTTAAATTAGCATGGGCACCATCGACAACATTAACACGAATTACTTGTCATGAAAAAGTTTCGAAATCACTTTATACAATTTTTGAAAATACATTGAAAATATATGGCGAAAAAGAAATATCTAAATTGCGTTTAGATATTTTTGGCGGGTGTTTAAATGTTCGTCGTATGCGCGGGGGATCAGCTTGGAGCATACATAGCTGGGGAGCGGCAATTGATTTAGATCCAGATAATAATCAATTAAAATGGGGGAAAGATAAGGCATCTTTTGCAAAACCGGTTTATAATGATTTTTGGAAAATTGTAGAATCTGAAGGCTGGGTTAGTTTGTTAAAAGAAAGAAATATGGATGCGATGCATATCCAAGCAGCAAGATTATAATAATAAAATTATAAAAATTAGTGTAATGTATTTATAATAATAAAATGCCGACTTACGATGATGAGCCAGTAAAAAATGTTGACTCCTTAACTGGGTTTGACTTGTCCGATTTACTTTTTTCTTTCTCGCGCCCTATCTCTTTGTGCGCTATGGAGTTAGATAAATTCGAAAACAATAAAATTGTTATTAGTAATAAACTCAAAAATGTTGCCCTGTTAGCAGAACAAAGTGTAAATTTACAAATGGATACAATGAAAGATTTTAAATATTCAATTCGTTTTGACGGGATTATAGTTCAGGCGATGGTTTCATCTGACGAGGACAAATATTTAGCAGTTGCGTCTGTTGACCAATTAAAAGAATATCTTCCTAAAAATGTTGATCTCGATGTCAACCGTGATTTAATGGGCGTTGCTTTTGATGCTTTCGTTGTTAATCGTGGTAATAAAAATGGACACATTATTAGTACAGACGTTGCTTTAGCAATGGTTGAAAATTTTATTAATAAACCTTTTAATATTGAACATAATCGTAAAGTTGTTGTTGGTGTTTGTACCGGATACGGTTTTAGTGAATTTGGAAGTAGTAAGCCTTTAACTTTAGAAGAGGTTAAAGCCATGAAAGATCCTTTCAACGTTGTTCTTTCTGGTTATGTATGGAAAATTGTAAATCCAGACTTTGCGTCAGAACTTGTTGAAAGTAGCGATCCGTCATCTAATAAATATCTTTCTGTGAGCGCAAGTTGGGAGCTTGGATTCAATGAATTTAATGTAGCTAAAGGTAATAAGAATTTAGCAGATGCAACTATTATTGAGAAAGAAGAAGATATTGTGGAATTAAAAGATCGCCTTAAAGTATTTGGTGGTAATGGCTATACAGAAGATGGAGATATCGTTCTTTTAAATCTTCAGGGGAGTGTCCTCCCCCTAGGTATTGGCTTCACTAATACGCCAGCTGCTGAAGTTAGCGGGGTCGTAATTTCTTATGATAAACCACAAACAGAAGAAACTGTTAAAGCCGAAGAAAAAAATGAAATAGACTCTTCTGAAATTAAAATGAATAAAAAAAGTGTCCAAGAAGAAAATAAAAATGTAAAAAATAATATGCAATTAAATAATATTGATGATATTACGGAAGATTCCATTAAGGAAATTGCTGCAAGCCAAGTTCGTGAATTTATTTCGAATCGTATTGCAGACCTTGCAAAAGAATGGCAATCAAAAGTTGAAGAAAAAGAAACAGCACTCCAAGCCGCTGAAGATCAAATCGCTGAATTAAAAACCAGCCTTGAATCAATCAAGGCCGACAGTGAAAAAGTAAAAGAAGAATTCACAAAAATTCAAGAAGATCTCAAAGCCAAAGAAATTGAAGCCAATTTTCAACGCAGAATGGCCTTGCTTGATGAAGAGTTCGATCTTACTGATGAAGATCGTAGTATCATCGCAGAAGATTTAAACACCATTGAAAACGATGAACAATTCGAAAAATGGTATAAGAAGTTTTCTACATTCGCGGCAGCTAAGAAAAAAGCTATGAAAGCTGAATACAAAAAAGAAGCTGAAATGAAAAAAGAAGAAATGAAAGAAGAAAAAGCTTCTGAAGTCGTAGCTAGCGAAGAAAAAACTGTAGAAGAAGTAATTTCGAGTGCAGAGGTAACGGAAGAAGTTCTTCCAAACGCTTCCTCTCCTCAAGAAGTTTCATTGGTTGAAAAAATCGGTGCAGCTTTCAATAAAAACAGCGTAAAAATCAAATAAATAAAAGAAAAATAAAATATTATGGCAAATTTAAAACCATTCAGAGATTATGATGAGCATGATGTTATTAACCTTTTCGCCGTCAATGCTGTAAGTGCCAATAAAGGTACTGTAGTCACAGCCGATAGCAATGGTGTTAATCTCAAAGACGCTTCATCTTTAGATAACCTCTCGTCCTATGGGAATACTCTTTCAGCACAATTTAACGTTCCTTGGACTGTTAGCCCAGCCGTTTCTGGCGCAGCTAAAGGCCAAATCGTTGGATTATTACTCAAAGACGTTCGCAGAGTTGACGAGAACGGTGAACAATTAATTTTCAACCCACGCAAGGCAGCTGAGATGGATGTCATCATCAGTGGTCAAGCATGCCCCATTCTTACGAAGGGTCTTGTTCTTGTTAACGGTATTGTTGGAACTCCAGGATTCGGTAGCGGCGCAGCCGTTTCTGATGCTGGCGGCGGAGATCTTAAAGTAGTTGCCTATGGCAGCGCAACAGTTGGCAAATTCCTCGGACCTAAAAATGACGAAGGATATGCTTTACTCAAAGTAGAACTCTAATAAATTAGAAAAAATTATAAAAATATGAAAATTCAATTCGATAAAAACCCTGAGCAAATCGAGCTTATCAAAGCTCTTGCCTCAGATAACAAAACAGTTGCCGTAGAAGCCCAAGAAGCTTTTGCAGCATTCATCAGCGATGTCGTTCAGCAAGTTCTTTTACAAGCTGGTACTGCTTCAATGATTTATCGTGACGTAGAATTTGACGAAGACGATTCTCCTTCGATTCCTCTCGACTTATACTATGGTCTTAACGAAGGTCACATCAGCGTTTGGTCGCAAACAGTAGGTGGCGGTCTCCCAACAAACTTTGTTCAAGGTATGCAAGAGATGAAGGTTAATACCTATCGTCTTGACAGTGCTATCAGCATGGACAAACGTTATGTTCGTAGAGCCCGTCTCGACGTTGTTGCTGCTGGTTTAGAACGTATGGCCAATGAAATTCTTGTCAAACAAGAACGTAATGCTTGGGCTGTTATTCTCAAACTATTGGCCGAAGCTTCCACAAACAGCACCAAACACGTTTTCCGTGTAGGTACTGCTGGAACTTTCCAACTCGACGACATGAACAAGCTCTGGACTTTAGTCCGTAGACTCAATGCTGCTTACACAGGTGGTACCCCACAAGCTCTCCAAAGCCGTGGCTTAACCGATATCTTCGTAAGCCCAGAAGTCAAAGAGCAAATTCGTGCATTCGCTTATCAGCCAATGAATACACGTGCTGGAACTGTCGCCTCAAGTGGCGCAACAGCAGTGCCTCTTCCTGATAGCATTCGTGAAGATATCTATCGTGCCGCTGGTACGAACGAAATCTTCGGCGTAACAATTCATGAATTGCTTGAACTTGGCGAAGGCCGTAAATATAATGACTTGTTTGATACCTTTGCGGGTGCCACACAATTCAATACTTATGGTCAAGCTGGTGGAACAACATTCACAAGCGCTACCGATGAGTTAATTCTTGGTATTGATGCTAGCCGTAACGCTTTCTTGCGCCCAGTCGCAATTCAAAGCGAAAGCCGTGGTCAAGTCAAGGTTCTTCCTGACGACCAATTCTTGGCTCGTAGCCAAAAAGTTGGTTTCTACAGTTATGTAGAAGAAGGCCGCGTAGCTGTTGACGCTCGTGCAGCTGTTGGTTTAATTGTATAATTAAACAAATAGTTTAAAAATTAAGGGC